GTAGTAGAGGTCTGAGGTCATAAATCTAACCCTGATATATTTTGAAGCACATTATCAGAAAATCTTTGCGGCATATATTTAATTCTTTTTATATACGTTGTAACAGGGCTGCTTCCGTTATAATCAGAACCAATTCTCATAATATTAAAGTTTATTGGTATCAATCGACTTCTAATTGTTGTTTCTGTAACAGAAGGTTGCCCAGAAAATGATGCAAAAGCATTGTAATTTACAAATCCCAATGAAGAAGAATTAAACGCGCCTAGATTTGGAATCCCAGAAGTTGCCATAGCATAAGAAAGGTTACTTGATGTTGTGATATCAACTCTTATAGATGTGGATGATTGCTTATAAAACCTAATATAATCAGCTGCAGTGCCGCGAGAAATACTGAAATATCTGCCTAGGCTAGGGGTATCAAAAAAAACCACAGTTAGAGTGCCTTGCCCTTGAACATACCAGCTGTCAAAATTAGCGCCAGAAATACTAGCCGCATCAACCGCCCTCGTAGCCGTAGCCGCAGTAGTCAATATCGGTGTTGTTACAAAAGCACCATCCTCTACTTGCCCATAGTCCATCGCTACAGCATCGCCACTCACTGCCAACTTAATTCCAACAGTAGGGTTAGTCACCGTGCCGCTTAGAACAATCCTGCGCCATTCGCTTGCAGATAAATCCACCGTTGAATAGGTAGTGCCATCAAGCGATACCTGAACATTGCCTGTGCCTGTAATACGCTTGAGATACACAGACCCTGTGCGACTACCTGAAGCCAGTGTAATCGTTTGGATACAAGTGCCATCGTTAGCCGTAGCTGTGAGAGATGATGCTGCGTTAGCAAAACCGTCAATGCCTGTCTGGTCTTTCGCTGCGGTAACGTTGGTCTTTACCCAATTAGCCTGTGTTGCGTCTCTGCACCATAGAATACGGTTGGTGCGGGCTTCTTCGATAAGCAAGCCGTTGGATGTAGGGTTGGCAGCAAGTGGGGTGGATGTTGTTGGTTGGGCTACTGCTTGATATGTTGTTGCTGTATCACCTGTTTCAATCTGCATTCTTGTAAATGCAATCCCTTTAGAAACATCCCCCGCGTAAACGGGGCTAACTGATGAGCCAGAAACTATATCATCAAGTAAACAAACTAATAAACTCGTAATTGAAACGGTAGGGGTATAAGTAACAGTAATAATTTTCCAACCATCATTTGCGTCTGTAATAGACGAACTTTCTAAAGTTTGCCCACCTGCTGTAATTGTGTTAGTTGCAGTATTAGTTACAAGGTCAAATGTTGACCCCGCCCATTGTGATGCACCAACCCTTTCAGGTAAAATTTGAACTCTTGTCCTCCCTTGCGGAAGAACTGCTATTGAAAAAGTGAGTTGACCAGTATAAACATTTAAAAAAGTAGGTGAGCCAACTCTAAAAAAATGTTGTGCTGTTGTTGCTGTTTCTAGTATTTGAGTTGCAGCAGAAGTTCCAGAAGGTAAAGCGCCAGAATATGCTCCAGCATTAGTGACAGCCCCTAACTGAGCAAACGTGTACGCCTCTGTTGATGCAAGTTGGTTGCGTTGTATATTAGCCGTACTCGCCCAATCAAATCTAGGCTCATTATTTGCAGCTTCAGCAAGCAATCCATTCTGGTCAACATGCCTACCTAAAGACGCTCTAGTGAACGTCACCGCATCCATCGAGCGACCTTGCCCGATACCACGAACAAAGCCTCTGTCGTTAGCGAAGTCTAGGTCTAGTGTTGCGCCTTGCGCTGGAAATGTGTCAGTCCATGCAGCATTGATTAACTTCTTAGATTGGTTTGGCCCACGAGACAGCCCTGCCTGCGTCTTGGCATCGGAGCTGGCTCTTACACCTTCACCGAGCTTTGCAAGACCGCCGGAGCCAGTCCGTTGAGCGTCAAGCATTGATGCCACTAGCCGTCTCCTAGCGAAAAATCAATGCCTTCTGTCTTAATGACAAGAACAAGTGCTTCAAGTTGCTCTAGAGTAAAATTGCCATCTAAAAGAATATCGTTTTCATATCCATCGCCAATCCAAGCCCCGCATTTGCTTAAAATGTCTTTTGCTTCTTCAATCGTCATTTAATAGTCCTCTGCCATGCAGACAAAGGTGATGGTTTTATCAGCCGTTACTGTGGCTTGGCTGTTGACCTTGAGAATATAGCCAGCAGGCAAAATCAATATTCGCTTGCCGTTTGCGTCATAAGGGAGCGAAGGCATAAGAGTGCCGCCGAGCAAATCAATGGTTGCTGCTGTGCCGTTATCACCAGAGCGTAGAGGGATGTTGACCGATCCGATTAGAAAGTCTGTAGAGCCGTTATTCACCCATAGTTGAACTACTCTTGCCGCCGTGTCGGTGGATTGCACGTTGATAGCTTTGACGATTGCATCATTGCTGCCGGCGGTGTAAAGGGTAACAAGCGTAGTTGTTTCGGTTGGTGTGATTTTCGCACCGGATAGCTTGATGTTTTGGGTAAAGTTTAAGTTGGTAGATTTAGGCATGTCAGAATCCCATCAAAACGAGGTT